TCATCTATGCGTTCCTCTATGGGGCCGGTGATGGACTCGTGGGTTCGTTCGTGGGTGGTGGCAAGAAGGAAGGCAAGGAGCTGAAGAAGAACTTCATGGAGAACACACCGGCCATTAGTGGTCTGCGTGGGGCCCTCGAAGAACAACTCATCTCCGAACAGAAGTGGAACCAAGCGACCCGCAAGTTCGACATCAAGTGGAAGCGCCGTTGGATCAAAGGTCTCGATGGCCGAAAGATCCACGTTCGTTCACCTCACTCCGCACTGAACTCCCTGCTGCAATCCGCTGGCGCCCTCGTGTGCAAGAAGTGGGTCGTTGAAGTGGAGCGTCTCTGCCAAGAGGCTGGCTTCTATCACGGTTGGTATGACGACGATGGGAAGCCGGGTGACTTCTGCTTTATGGCGTGGGTTCACGACGAACTCCAGATTGCCTGCCGCACTCCTGAGATCGCTGAGGAGATCGCGAAAATCTGTCAACAAGCAATCCGCTTGGTTGGCGAATCATTCAACTTCCGATGCCCGCTGGATACCGACTACAAGATCGGCCCAACGTGGCGTGAGTGTCACTAAGGAGACCCTATGTCCAAGACTTTGAAAATGACTATCAGCTTGCCGATGACCGTTGTTGTTAAGACGGAATCAGTTGCTGCTCTGGAGGCTTCCCGTGAGGAGATTCGTCAGATGCCCGCTGAGAAAGTTGCAGCCCTTAAAGGTGCCCAGAAGTTCCGCTATGAGCTGTTCGCTGGTGACAAGACCACCGAGCAAGTCCTTGAGGTGATCTACCGTCAGGGCCTGCGCGAAGGCATCCGTGAGCTGATCATGGGTGAGATCCAAGGCAACGAATCGGCCTGTCGTGTGGGTGACATCAAGGTGACCTTTCAGAAGGGCCCTAAGCCATCCTGCCAAGGCTGCGTCCAGACCGAGTGCATCCATCCTAACCGCGCCCAGAATGCTGGCTGTGAGTTGAAGATGGTGGGCACCCGTGAGCCCGGTCCTCGCTGGACTGAAACGGTATGAACGAATACCTAAAGGTTCTCTGGGAGATCAAGAAGCAAGCCCGCTCGTACCAATCCGACTTCGTTCGATCCCGCATTGCGTTGGTCAACGAGGCGTCCTCTCGGGGCCACATCTCGTGCCTCTCTACGGCGGGCAAGAACATGGGTCTCTGGACCCTGACCACTGAGGGGCAACTGTTCCTCGCAGAACATGGAGGTGCTGTATGAGAGAAACCTTCAACGTTGAGGCTTTCGTTAATGGCGTCATTGCTGAGCCAACCATGCCCCAACAAGAAGACCCTAAGGATGTCCGCATCCGCCAACTGGAGTCCGAGATACGGGTTCTTAAAATTCGTCTCTCTGACCATGGATGGGAGGCTTCTGCTCGCCATGCTCAAGCTACAGGAGGATGGCAATGAGTAAACTTAAAGTCGGTCTCGCCCTCGATATGGACTACCTAATCTTCTCGGCCATGAGTGCCGCTGAGGAGGAACAGGACTGGGGCGAAGACGTGTGGACTCTGTTCTGTGATCACAAGAAAGCCCGCTCGATTCTCTTCGGCACCATCAAGACCATCAAGGCTGACATCGCTGGCCAACTGAAACGCAAGTTCAAGCTGACTGAGGACAAGTATGAGTTCGTTGATCTCTGCATCCTCAGCGGTGACGACAACTGGCGTAAGGAGGTCCTTGAGACCTATAAGGCCAACCGTAAGGGCAAGCGTAAGCCTGTGGGCTATGGCAAGTTCTGTGATGAGATCATGGCGAACTACGAGGCGACTCGCACCATGGAGGACTACCCGGCTACCTTCAAGTGGCATGGTGTGGAAGGCGATGACGTCTGTGGAATCTTGATGACCAACCCTGAGATCGCTGGGTGCGACCGGGTGATCTCGGTGTCCTGTGATAAGGACTTCAACACGGTGCCCGGTTACTTCTTCTGGCTGACTCAGATGGAACTCATCAAGAACGATGAGGCCACCGCTGACCTGCACCACTTCTATCAGACCCTCAAAGGTGACACCACGGATGGCTATGGTGGCGTCAACGGGGTCGGCGAGGCGTTCGGTCCGGGTCTCTGGGAATGGCTCAAGGAACCTGAGTTCTTCTATCAGGCAACCAAGATCATGAAGTCCGGGCCACGCAAGGGTGAGGAGGTTCTCTATTGGACATCCGTTCCGGGTGACGAGAAGGTTGATCCTGACTCCCCGGCCTTCCTGTGGCGCTGCATGGTGTCGCTCGCTGAGAAGCAAGGGATGACTGAGCAGGAGCTGATTGTTCAAGCTCAAGTGGCTCGCATCTGTCGAGGCTCAGACTTCGACATGGCCACCATGAAGCCAATCCTTTGGCAGCCTCCAAGTTAAAAACCCTCACTATTGCGATAGGGGTCCCTTTGGCTCCTACCTTAGAGATCCCTTAAGGAGACCCTTTGCTAAAACAGATTCAACACTTCATTCAAAACCCTGAAGACATCCCTGACATCTCCCCGGCTACTGCTGACTATCTCAACGTCCGTCTCAACGCTTCCTATCTGATCGCCACTGGCGCACTCGATGAACTCCGTAAAGCGGGTTACTCCGAGGGCTACATCATGGGCTTCGTCGATGGGTGCAATGCGGCGACTGAGATCGTGGAGCTGATGCAGGAGAGTCAACTAAACAAGGAGGACTGATCAATGTGTTTCAAGTCCAAACAAAAGGTTCCCAAGACCAACCCGGAGGCCATCAAGGCCCCCACACCGGTCCTCATTGAGGAACCCAAAGGCGTGGATTTCGGAGCCTCGGAGGATGACCAATCCACTGAGTCTGGAGTCGATGGCCTGAAGGTCACAAAGACCCCTTCCGCCACTGATAAAGGTGATGGGTCCAGTGACGCCGTGGCTGCTGATACAGGCGTTGCACCAATCAAGAAGGCACCATCACCAGCCATTAAGAAGGCCCTTAAGAAGGTCACCAAGTGATCATCGCGGCTCACGTTAAGACTGTGGGCCAGCCTGCCTGTTTCCGTGAGGTTCTTGAGGACATCCTTGAGGAACTCACGGAGTTGACCTGGGGCGGCTCACGAGTCGAGTGCTATGAGCGCATCTGTCGGTCAACCGAAGAGCTTGACGAACGCATTGAGATCACCGTGAGGGACCCTGAAGGGCGCCTCTTGGGGTTCGCTGTCGTCGTCAATGATGAGGATGACCATGTAGGTGAATGCCTTGGTACTCAATGGCACTGGGTTCACCCGGACCATCGTGGCCCTGTGGGTCGCATGATCCTTAGGGCAATCATTAGGCTCGCCTCCAACTCTGGCTACAAGACCGTTGCGTATACCAAGCGCTTAGGCGTTGGGCGCTACGAGATCAATTACAAACAACTTAAGGAGAACCTACATGGGCAAGAAGATTAAGAAGGCGATCAAGAAGGTCACCAAGTCGGTTAGTAAAGTGGCCGATCCCGGTAACCTGCTGGGTAAGAATGACTCCGAAAAGTCTGCACCTGAGACCGCTGCTGCTGCACCTGTGAGCGCTCCCGCTGCTGCCCCTGCACCAGTCGCTGCGGCTGTCGTTGAGGCCCCTAAAGATGGCACCGATGGCGAAGATGATGCTGACACTGACGCTGCCAAGAAGGCTGCTCGTGCAAAAGGCAAACGTGGCCTGTCTGTGGCTCGCTCTGCTGGTACTGGCATCAACATCTAAAGGAGGTGACCCATGGCTACGACTGCACGCCAAGGGCTCGCTGAGGAAGGCGCTAAGGCCGTCTATGAACGGCTGAAGAACGACCGAGTACCTTACGAGACCCGTGCTGAAAACTGCGCCAAGGTCACCATCCCCTCCCTGTTCCCGAAAGACTCCGATAACGCCTCCACTGACTATACAACTCCGTGGCAAGCGGTGGGCGCTCGTGGTCTAAACAACCTGTCCGCCAAGGTGATGCTCGCTCTGTTCCCGTTACAAACGTGGATGAAGCTCAAGGTGTCTGAATGGCAAGCCAAGCAACTGGTCGCAGACCCTTCGCAGATGGCTGTTGTTGAACAAGGTTTGGGGATGGTTGAACGCATCATGATGTCCTACATGGAATCCAACTCGTACCGTGTGACGCTCTTTGAGTTGATCCGTCAGTTGGCCCTTGCTGGCTCTGGTCTGTTGTACCTTCCGCCACCTGATGCAAGCTCTTCGGCCTACAACCCGATGAAGCTCTACACGCTCCACAACCACGTTGTTCAACGAGACGCCTACGGGAATGTCTTGCAGATCGTTACGCTCGATAAGGTGGCCTTTGCGGCTCTCCCAGAGGACGTAAGGAACTCCCTTGGAAATGAGGGTCAGGAGCGTAAGCCTGAGCAAGAGATCGAAGTCTACACGCACATCTATCTGGACGATGAGTCCGGTGACTTCCTGAGTTATCAAGAGGTCGATGGTGTCGAAGTGGATGGCTCTGATGGCTCGTACCCAATCGATGCCTGCCCGTGGATCGCTGTACGTTGGACCAAGCGAGATGGTGAGCATTATGGCCGCTCCCATGTCGAGGAATACCTTGGGGATCTGAACTCCCTTGAGTCCCTCCATGAGGCCATGATCAAGTTCGCTATGGTGTCCTCGAAGATCATCGGCTTGGTGAACCCCAACGGGATCACTCAGGTTCGTCGATTGACTAAGGCCCAGACTGGCGACTTCGTTGCTGGCCGTAAGGATGACATCTCGTTCCTCCAGTTGGAGAAGACCGCTGACTTCACAGTTGCTAAGTCTGTCTCTGACGCCATTGAGCAACGACTCTCCTACGTCTTCATGTTGAACTCTGCCGTACAACGCAAGGGTGAACGTGTGACCGCCGAAGAGATCCGGTACGTTGCGAGTGAGCTGGAAGATACCTTAGGTGGTGTCTATTCGATCCTCTCACAGGAACTGCAACTACCCATCGTCCGCATCCTGCTTAACCAACTTCAGGCAACCGCTCAGATTCCTGACATGCCTAAGGAGGCCGTTGAGCCTACCGTGAGTACTGGCGTGGAAGCGCTGGGCCGTGGTCAGGATCTCGACAAGCTCAATCAGTTCCTCGGTGCAATGGCTAACGTGAGTCAGCTACAGGCTGATCCAGACCTCAACATGGCAAACATCAAGTTGAGACTGGCGAACGCTATAGGCCTCGACACGTCCGGTCTGCTCCTCACTGAAACAGAGAAGGCGCAACTGCAATCCCAAGAGATGCTCAAGCAGGGCGGTCTACAGGCTGCTGCTGGTATTGGCTCTGGGATGGCCGCTCAGGCAACCGCAAGTCCTGAGGCGATGCAAGATGCCGCTGACACTGCTGGCGTCGAGATCGGCTAATTAAAAACCCTCACTATTGCGACACACTTCAGCCCAGCCAGTACATCGGGGAAAGCTCAGATAGTGCCTGAGCGTGTGTCCGCAATCATTTACTTTAAGGAGACCCCATGTCTGACAATCAATCCCAAGCTGATGTCTATGCGTCCTTCGGTGCTAACAGCGCTGTGATGTCTGGTAGTTCCATTGAGGAACATGAGCAGAACATGCTGTCTCTGCCAGTGGATGTCCGTGACGGTGACGACTCTATTGTCATGACCACGGATGAGCCCGGCGATGAACTGCAAGAAGGCGACGAAGAAGACCAAGGCGAGCTGAATGAGGAGGGCACCGACGAAGGTGCTGACTCCGATGAGTTCACTCCTCTGGGCGAACCTGACGCTGAACTGGTCGAAGCCTCTCAGGCTGTCGATGAGTACGCTGATGGCTTCCAACAAATGCGAGCCCAAGCGATCAAAGCTGGCCTCCCACTGGAAGTCGCTGAGCAGATCGAAGTGGAATATGAAGCTGATAACAAGCTCTCCGAGGCGTCCCTAAAGGCCCTTGAGAAGGTTGGTTATTCGCGTGGTTTCATCAAGTCGTTCATCAGTGGCCAAGAGGCTTTGGCTTCGACCTACGTTGCGCAGATCCAAGCGTATGCCGGTGGTCCTGATAAGTTCAAAGCTGTCATGGCCCACATGAATGCGAACTCCCCGGATGCCGCTGAGGCTCTCTCTGATGCGATCAACAACCAAGACCTCAAGGCCGTCAAGACCTTGATCAATCTGGGTATGGCGAGCCGCACCAAGAAGTTCGGCAAGACCCCTGAGCGCAACATTTCCAAGAGCGCCCCAGCGAGTGCCCCTAAAGGCAAACAAGCGGGCCCTCAAGGTTTCGAATCGCAGCGCGAAATGGTTAAGGCAATGAGCGATCCTCGCTACCAGAATGACTCTGCGTACCGCTCTCAGGTTGAAGCCAAGGTTCTCAAATCGAACTGGTAAGACCCTGATTTAAAAACCCTCACTATTGCGAGAGACACCTATCCGATTCCCTTCGGAGGATCTCTCTCGTCCCAAAGAATTCATAAAGGAGAACTACTCAATGGCAAACGCAACTGGCGGTCAACAAATCGGCTCGAACCAAGGCAAGGGTCAGAACCCTGCTGACAAACTGGCCAACTTCCTGAAGCTGTTCGGTGGTGAAGTCCTGACTGCATTCGTGCGTCGTTCGGTAACAATGGACAAGCATATGGTCCGCACCATTCAGAACGGCAAGTCCGCTTCGTTCCCTGTTATGGGTCGCACCAAAGGCTACTACTTGGCAGCCGGTGAGAACCTTGATGACAAGCGTAAAGACATCAAGCACTCCGAGAAAGTGATCACCATCGACGGTCTGTTGACCAGCGACGTTCTGATCTACGACATCGAAGATGCGATGAACCACTACGACGTTCGCGCTGAGTACTCGGCCCAACTGGGTGAAGCTCTGGCTCTGGCCGCTGACGGCGCTGTACTGGCTGAGATGGCGAACCTGTGCAACCTGCCAGCCGCTTCGAACGAAAACATCACGGGTCTGGGCACTGCCGTTGTTCTGAACATTGGCGCTGCTGCTGACCTCGTTGACGTTGAGCTGCGTGGCAAGGCGATCCTGAAGGGTCTGACCCTGGCCCGTGGCCGCTTCACCAAGAACTACGTTCCGTCCTCGGATCGTCGCTTCTTCACCTCGCCAGACGACTACAGCGCAATCCTGTCCGCTCTGATGCCGAACGCTGCTAACTACAGCGCTCTGATTGACCCAGAGACTGGCAACATCCGCAACGTGATGGGCTTCGAGATCATCGAGGTTCCGCATCTGGTCGCTGGTGGTGCTGGTGATGACGCTGATGGCACCAACCAAAAGCACGCCTTCCCAGCCACTGCTGGTGGTGACGTTCTGGTGGCCATGAACAACGTGATCGGCCTGCTGGTTCACCGTTCGGCTGTCGGCACCGTGAAGCTGAAAGACATGGCTCTTGAGCGCGCTCGTCGTGCCGAGTACCAAGCTGACCAGATCATCGGCAAGTACGCGATGGGTCACGGCGGTCTGCGTCCTGAGGCTGCTGGCGCATTGGTCTTTACCCCTGCTGCCTAAGGCATAACACCAAACCCCTTGGGTCCCTCTTTGGGATTCTTGGGGTTTTTTTCGTATTCAACCAAAGGAGACCTTAATGGCCGATGAATCCTATCTGGACTCAGACGATGAACTCAGCGCTGTCAATGACATGCTCGCAGCCATCGGTGAGTCACCTGTAAGTTCCCTCGAAGGCGACCCTAACGCTGACGTGGCGAACTGTCGCCGCATCCTCACAGCGGTCAACCGAGAGGTTCAAGCGAAGGGATGGACGTTCAACATCGAGGAGGGCGCAACGCTTTCCCCGGACTCCTTCTCGAACCTCATTGAGTACCTTCCGGACTACCTCCGAATGACCACCTCTGGGGGCACCTTGTACATCAATCGAGGTGGCTACGTTTATGACCGGACCACCAAGACTGACACCTTCACCAGCGCCATCCAAGTTGACCTGATCCGGCTCAAGCCGTTCGGTGAGATGCCTGAATGCTTCCGCTCCTACATCGTCGCTAAGGCGTCTCGCAGATTCAACATGCGCTTCTTTGGCGCTGGGGAAATCGAGGGCTCCTTGCAGGAACAGGAGAACGAAGCGTGGGCCTCCATTCAGGAATACGAACTTGATTACGGTGGCTTCAACATGATCACGGGTGACGCCTTCGTGGGTGGCATCTCTAACCGCTAAGGAGGGCTCTATGGGTCTCGTTTCGCAAAGCGTCAAGAACCTCAAAGGAGGTATCTCGCAACAACCGGATATCCTCCGTTTCTCCAACCAAGGCGCTCAGCAAATCAATGGGTGGTCTTCGGAGACCCAAGGTCTTCAGAAGCGTCCTCCAACCAAGTTCATTAAGCGCCTCTACGCGACTGGCGCCTTGGGTGTTAAACCTCTGGTTCACCTGATCAACCGTGACTCCGTGGAACAGTACTTTGTGTCCTTCACGGGTGGTGCTGTCTACGTCCACGACCTCGCTGGGAACGCCTATACGGTTCGTGGGTACAACGGATATGCCAACTGTACGAACCCCAGAGATGACCTTAGGGTCGTCACTGTGGCTGACTATACGTTTGTCACGAACCGCAAGACCGTCACCGCGATGAACTCGACGCTGACTGAAGCTGGCTATACAGCTCTGAACCGTCGAGCACTGGTCAACATTCGCGGTGGTCAGTATGGTCGTCTCATGCAGATCCTTATCAACGGTGGGGTTCATGCGTCCATTCAGATGCCTAACGGTTCCGCTGAGAAAGTTCCTGCTGGTCAGCCTTATGCAGGGATGAACCAAGTGGATATGACGGACGCAAACTGGATTGCCGGTCAAATGGCGAGCCAGATCAACACGAACCTTGGAGGTGCTGGCTGGTCTGCATCGGCGGGTGCTGGCTGGGTTCTCATCACCGCCCCTGTGACTGACGCTGTGTCCTCAATCCAGACCAAGGATGGCTACGGTGATACGCTCATGAATGGCTTTGTCTATCAAGTACAGACGTTCAACAAGCTGCCCGCTCAGGCCCCTGATGGCTACATCGTTGAGGTCACCGGTGAGTCTGCCAGAACAGGGGATAACTACTGGGTCAAGTACAGCCTCGCATCAAAGGTCTGGAAGGAGATGGCCAAGCCGGGGATTGTCTCTGGGTTTACCTCTACGACCATGCCCCACGCTCTTATTCGGGCCTCGGATGGTCAGTTCGACTGGACCGTGCTGACTTGGAATGGCCGGACTTGCGGTGATGATTCGACCAACCCAATGCCGTCCTTCATTGGTCAGACGATCAATGACATCTTCTTCTTCAGGAATCGCTTAGGGTTCATTGCGGGTGAGAACGTGATCCTTTCGAGGACCGCGAAGTACTTCAACTTCTTCCCGTCCTCTGTGAGTGCCCTCAGCGATGACGACCCGATTGACGTGGCGGTCTCGCATAACCGCGTGAGCATCTTGAAGTATGCCGTTCCGTTCGCTGAGCAGTTGTTGCTTTGGAGTGATCAGGCTCAGTTCGTTCTGTCGTCCTCTGGGATCTTGTCCTCGAAGACTGTGGAGCTGGACTTGACCACTGAGTTTGATGTGAGTGATGGTGCCCGTCCTTACGGGATTGGCCGTGGCGTTTACTTCGCCGCACCTCGGGCGTCCTTCACATCCCTCAAGCGCTACTACGCGATCCAAGATGTGAGCAACGTGAAGTCCGCTGAGGATGTCTCGGCTCACGTACCGAGCTACCTGCCAAACCGTGTGATCAACATCAATGGGTCCGGTACAGAGAACTTCGTGTCGATCATCTCAGATGGCGCACCGGGTAACCTGTACATCTACAAGTTCCTCTACCTTGATGAAATCCTTCAGCAACAATCGTTCTCTCACTGGGACTTTGCGACCAACGTTAAGGTTCTCGCAGCGGCCTCTATCGGGTCCTATATGTACCTCATGCTGGATCGCCCTGAAGGGATCATGCTGGAGCGTATCGAGTTCACTCAGAACACCATCGACATCTCAATGGAGCCTTACCGGACCTACATGGACCAGAAGAAGCTGATTCAAATTGGTGCCTATGACGCTGACTTGAACGTCTCGAAGGTGACCATTGAGAGCATCCTTGGTGGGCTCCCAGCGAGCGACTCAGTGTTCTATACGATTGACGCTCAGGGTGTGACTCTCCGACATGAAGGGCCGTGGCCATCTGGGGCGACTCTGGAGTTCGGTGGTGATCGCGCTGGTGAGTACGTGGTCTTTGGTCGTGAGTATGAGTTTGTCTATGAGTTCTCAAAGTTCCTGATCAAGCAGACCGCTGACGATGGCTCGACCTCAACCGAGGACATCGGGCGTCTACAGCTTCGTCGTGCGTGGCTCAACTATGAGTACTCAGGGGCCTTTGAGGTGAACGTTGACAATGGCTCCACTCAGTACGTCTATGCGATGGCTGGTGGCCGCTTGGGTAACCAGACGCGCCTTGGTGAGCTGTCTCTCGGTACTGGTCAATACAAGTTCCCGGTGACGGGCAACGCCCAGGCACAACGAGTGACGATCAGTTCATCCAACCCCAACCCACTCAACATCATCGGATGTGGCTGGGAAGGTAACTACATTCGCCGTTCTGGCGGTATCTAAACGACTGGCATGGTGAGGATTAAAACCCCTCACTATTGCCCTATGGGGGATCTTTATGCACATCCGAAAGGCTACGAAACACGACCTGATTGAAGCTTCCAAGAATCTCTGTAAGGGCGACTTTGAGGAGTTCCATATGCACACCGCAAACAGGGACCCTCGTGAGGTTCTCCCAGAGTGCCTCGATGAAACGACCCATGCCATCGTGCTGGGTTCTTTGGTTCTGGCTGTGGGCGGCTCTAAGGACTGCCTGTGGTTCGTCACAACGTCTGTGGTTGACCACCTGACCAAGGCTCAACGCATCACGTTCTATCGGCTCCTCAAAGGGCATCTCGACGACGTTAAGGATCGGGTGGCTTTCAGTAAGCAACTGACCAACTACGTCTCTGTTCAAAACACTGCGCACATCCGCTTGCTCGACTCATTAGGGGCCTCATGGTCCTCCTTGATGTTCATGTCGCCAGCGGGGTTTGCGTTCCGTCAATTCTGGCTATAGGAGGTCACCATGTGTGAACCGGTAAGTATCGCCATGGCTGCTGTTGCAGTCGTTGGTGGGGTCATGGCTGCCAAGGACAAGGCCAAAGGTGAGGGCAACGCTGAAGATGGTCAACGCCGCACCGCTCAGGAGCAGCTCAAGCAAACCAACATGGCCAACGCCAACTTGCAGCTCACCGCTCAGGACCGCCAAGAGGAAGCCCGCGCTCAGCTCTCTGAGGTGAACATGCAGGCCCTTAAGAACCGAGGCACCATCCGTGCTGCTATCGGTGAGTCGGGCATGTCGGGCAACTCAATGAAGCGTATTCAGAACTCGGTAGCCAATGAGGCTTCCCAGCAAAAGATGTCGATCACTGACAACTACAAGCGCGACTATTCGTCGATCTTTGCGAACCAGATCGCCAACACTGAGAACACCAAGTCGGCCATCCGTGGTCAGGCTCAGGTAATCAAGACCAGTGGTCTCAGCCATGCCCTTGGGATCGTCTCTCAGGGCGCTCAAGGTTACGCCATGGGTTCGTCAATGAAAGGCACAGGAGGCTCAAAGCCAACTGGTGAATCCACGGGTACAGCTCAAGGAGGTCAGTCGTAATGGCAAATGAAATTGCACGGGCTGTAGATCAGTCCGCTATGGGTGGCAAGGAGCGCCTTAAAGGCTCCACTGCGACCACTCAGTTCACCGCTTCGGTACAACGTGCTGATGTCGGCTCGAATGGCTTCACAGACTCCATGGCTGCCTTCGTGAAAGCCGGTACGGCTGCTTGGGGTTCCCATGCTGATCAGTCCGCAAAGAACGCCCAAGCGAACTCCGACAAGATCATTCGGTCGATGACCCCTCAGCAACGTAAAGAGGCCATCGCCAGTAACACCCTGCTCGCTCAGGATGATCCGGACACCATGAACATCTTGCGTCACGATACGGGCCGCTCTGCTGCCTACATGATCGAGAACGAGATGCAGAATAAGATTGCCTCTGGTGAGTTCGACCAGAAGGATCGCAAGGAACTCGAAGAGTACCGTCAGACCCGATTGAGCATGATCAGTGAGAGCTACGCCAAGGATGCAGGCATTGACCCTAATGACCCTGACTATCAGCGTGGTTTTAACTCGGACATCGTTCAGCGGAATGCTGGTCTCTTCGATCTCCATGAGCAGCGTCGATCCAAGCGGTTCATTGCGCAATCCGTGATCAACACACGGGGCGACGTTCAGGGTCTCTTGGATGATCCTAACTTCATGAAGTCCACGGACGCTGGCCCACAACTGGCAGCGTACTTTGAGAACAAATCGGCCACCATGGGATTCCCCACTGAGGGCTCCTTGGTTGAAGCGATCAATCAAACGACCATGGATGCGGTCAACAAGGATCACGGCACCAACCTTCTGAAGTCCTTAGGGGATCAAGAAGTGACCGTGCTGGGTGTCAAGCAAAAGATCCGTGATGTCGTCGGTGAGGACAAATATCAGAACCTCTTAGCGAAAGCTGGCGCTGCCTCTTATGAGCGCAACCGTCCGCTCTATGAGAAGTTCCAAACGGAACTCGCCACGGCTGACAATCTGACTGACCCTGTGGCTGCTGCCAACATGATCGACAAGATCGACACTGAGAACCAATGGATTCAAGACTCGCCAACGATGACCCCTCAGAAGCAAGCGATCATCAACGCTCGCCTGAAGTTGCAAGAGCGCCTGAAGGCTGACTCAGCGAAGACCTTGAAGGCCACTGAGGACGCCATGAAGGCTGACAACCGTCTGTACCGTCTGGATGAGTCCTATCAGAAGCGCATGGATGGTGAGTACTTGGACCTGAGCAAGAAGGGTATGCCTGTCGATGCCAACACTGGCGAGTACAAGGAGTCCGACTGGGCCACCTTCGCCAACATGAAGCTTCAGCAAGTGGCCGCTATGGGCATCCCTGAGGAACAGAAAGATCAACTTCGAGGCAAGCTCATTGCGGCTGACTTCGAGGGCGGCCCTTTCCGTTCGGCCTTTAAGACCCTGATTGACGACGCAACCAACGAGTGGACCGGTGCGGTCACCTCTGGGGAACCCGGTGAGTTCAAAGCTATCAAGCAACTTCAGCGGGTCTATGCGCAGCAACCGGGCCTCATTGCCTCGCTGTACGCTGACAAGGCTGGCTTCATTGAGAAGATGAACCAGATGAGTTCCTCGGGGATTGACCCGATGACCCTCATTGAGGCTGACAAGCGGAACAACAGTATGTCCATCGAAGAGAAGAAGAACCGGGACATTCAATGGGAAGCCCTTAAGCGGGACTCAGCGAGCCCTCAGTTGTCTGCTCTGCCGAACGACATGGAGACCATGACGCGCTCTCTCTACGATTCCTTCTTGGCTGGTACAGGTGACGCTACTGACGCCTCCAAGCGGGTCACTGCGTGGCTCGAAAAGAACACCGTGTCTTTCCAAGATGACGACGACGATGCCCAACCGGGCTTCCGTGGGATGCTCAATAAGAAAGACTTAATGGCTGACCCTAATGATGCGAACTCGTGGGAGTCGGGCAAGGCCATCGTTGATGAGACCGTGAAGGGCATCAAGGCTGCAAGTCCGTACTGGGCTGAGTCGCCAGTGAAGATCGAGAAGAACAAGGCTGGGGCGATCACCATCACCTCACTCACCGGGCAGCGCATCGTGCTGACCCAGCAATCCATCCAACTGATTCACCAAGCGCGCCAACGGGCTGCCATTGAGGCCAACATGGCCGAGAAGGTGAACAACGCTCAGCGCAATCAAGGGCTGTACAAAGACTTCACTAAAGGGGGCCGTGGCCCTCTCTAAACCCAATTAGGAGGAATACATGGCTAAGACTTACGCTGAAGTTAAAGCGGCTGGCACACCTTACGACTCTCTGATCCAAGAAGCGGCTGACGCCAACGGTGTCAACTATGACTACCTGCACAAGAAGATCTTCAATGAGTCGTCTTTTGATCCTAACGCCAAGAGCCCTACGGGGCCTCGTGGTCTGGGCCAGTTCACCAAGGCAACTGGACGGGCCTACGGGCTCGTTACAGATGAGGACTTCTTCGACCCTGCCAAGTCCATCGGGGCCTCTGCGAAACTCACTGCTGACCTCCTGAAGACCTACAAGGGCGACTATCTCAAGGCAGCCCTTGCGTACAACCAAGGGAATGGCCGAGCAGGCGCCCCTCAGTTGGCCGCACTGGATTCCGGTGACTTCTCTAAGATCGCCCCAGAGGGTCGCCAGTACATGGCCAACCTCTTGGAGGTCGCTGGGGATTCGCCAAGCCGTAAATGGTTCGAGGGTCCTAACGCCCCAAAGCAAACCGCTGAGGCATTCGCAGTTTCCCAGAGTGTCTCAGCGCAACCATCCGTGGAACGTGGCAGCCTTGGGGTCCGCTCCTCCATGAACATCGGGGGCTCTGACGTTGACACTTCGACTCAGAAAGGTTTCCGTGAGTTGGAGCTTGAGCAGAACCCTGAGCGCGAAGCTTGGTATCACTCTGGGGAAGCCATGAAGGCTGCCCTTGCGACATCCCTTCCGGGTCAGATCTATCGGAACATCACCGTTGAAGACCATGACCCTTTGGAGTGGATGGGTGAGACTGCTGGTGACGCTGAGTGGTCCCGTGAGGACTACGACAACATCCGCAAGGAAGGGATTGACCCTCAGTACTTTGGCTTCATTGGTGACTTCACTCGCTACAACAAAGCGAAGCTGCCTGAGGCCATTGCGCTGGCCAAGGAGAACATGGAGAACGACAAGGCCATGAAGGGTGCTGGCTGGGCTGGCCAGTTGGCTGCTGGTGGCGTCTCCGCTGCTGTAGACCCACTGACCTACGTCCCCCTCCCCGGTACTGCCTTGCTCTCTAAGGGCGCTCGTATCGGCTCCCAAGCGCTGGCCTCGGGTGGCCTTGCCGTAGCTGGTGAGGGTATCAAGGAAGCCACCACGGGCATCGAAGGGCATTATCTTGGTGCTGCGATTGGTGGTGCTGCGATTGGTGGGACCATGGCCGCTGTCCTCGATAAGTGGATTGCGAAGTCACTCGTTGTCCCAGGCCGTCAAGAGATGGCTGACGCTGATCTTGAGAAGGTCCTTGCGATGCACGGTGACTCTGCCTTGCCAAACCAGCGAGTGGAGCTTGAGGATGACATGCTGCCTCAGGCGCCAAAGGTTGAGGATGAGATGGACGATGAGTACCTTGAGAAGATCCTTGGGATGCACGGCGAGAGATCGCACCGCCAAGAGGGTCTGAAGGAACTTCCTGACGACACCGTTGAGGGAATCTTAGCGCGCCATCAAGAAGCCTCTGAGCCCAACGAATTCATGGGCCCCTCGATTCGCCTGCAAGCCCGTGAGCAAGCCCGTCAAGCGGGTGCTGATGACCCTACCGTGATGCCTTGGAGAACCGATGAGGAACCTCAGGGAGCCTTTGGGGTTGACTACGTTGACCATCCTTCGGAACCCGGTGCGGTACGTCTGCGTGACGGTTCAATCCTGAGCCCAACCAATCCGATCAACCCAAGGACCATTAAGGCCCTCGCTGAGTTGGAGCCTGAGCGTTCTGCCGCTGGCTTCAAGTTTGGTGGTCTCACTGAGATTGGCCTGACGCTGACCCGTTCCGAGGACGAAGAGTTGCGCGGTATCGGCGCTCAGTTGTTCCGCTCCCCTGTAGGTGGTGAGTCTGGCTCTAACGGTAAGTTTGGTGCTGTGGCTGCTGACGTGATTGAGCGTGAGCGTGGTCAAGATCATGTGGCCCTCAATGCCATCGTGGAGGCTCAGCAAGAGGCCATGAAAGATGTGGCTGTGAAGTCCCTTCCGGGTGGCCGTCAAGCGCACCGTGAGACCGTGGATCGTCGAATCGCTGAAGCTATTGAAGACCCTACAGGGTCCAAGCTGGCCAAGCTAACTGAGGCCGAGAAGCGGTATGCCAAGATTGTCGAGGACCACTTTGTTCGCAAAGAGGACATCCTTGAGAACCCTGCGCAGTTCGGCAACATTGACGCTGTGAGCATCATGCCCCAGACCCGTCACTCTGGTCGGTACATCCCGAACATCTATGACGATGGTGCGAAGCTGCTTCAGATCCAACGCTTCGGTGACGCCAATGGTCTCCAGAAGGCAATCACTGAGAGCTGGATGGCGAGCTATCTGAGTCGTCCTGCCGTCCGTACCCGGATCGACAAGATGATCAAGGAGTCCATCGAGAAGAACGGCAAGGTGGCGACACCTGAGGAAATGAAGCGCGCTGTTGTCGAGTATGCCCATAACAAGGCATTCGGTATTAGCCACTCCACTGACTTCAACCGCTCCTCTCTGATTGACGACAACCTTGAGGGTCTCGTGGGTCAGGACGCTAACAACTTCCTCGAAGGGCGCCACTTGTTCGACTCTGACGTTTCCGTCCAGTTGAGCGATGGGACCACCTTTGCGGTGAACGACCTGCGATCCTTCGACATCCCTCAGATCACTTCGAGTTACAACCGCCGTGTGAACGGTGACGTGGGCATCATGGCAGCCACTGGGAAGGACACCAAGGCCCTCAAGGATGCGATCCTCAAGATCAAAGCCAAGAATGGCAACACCATGGAAGTGGAGGCTCTCCAAGAGTCCATCAAGCTGCTCACCGGGCGCTCTCGGCGTGACCCTGACTCTGCACTGGCCACCTTTGCGAGATCCTTAACGGACATCTCGTTTGCCACGAAGAACGCCTACATGGGCGTCCAGAATCTCACTGAGGTCGCCGGGATGATCACCAAGGGCCACACAAGGATGCTCATGAAGGGAGTTCCGTTCCTGCGTGAGATGACCACTTGGGGCACCAAGATCAAGCCTCACCAACTGGAGGACATGCACAACATGATCTTCGGGCGGGAGCTGGACGACCTGATTCGCCCTCGGCGTGATGACATCGTTCAACGCCTGCGCAACCAAGGCAACGGCAAGGTGGTCTCTCAGGCTGTGGGCACCATGAAGTTCGTGACTGGCGAAGCTGCTGCACGCTCCCCGTTCACCAAGTTCCTCACTGAGACCTCCAACTACATCATGGACGCTGGCCGTCAAGGCGCTCTGGTGGATCTCGTTAACGTGGCTCTCTCTGGGAAGCCCTCGAAGTTGTTCAACGAGAAACGCTTGCACGCCATGTCGATCACCAAGGCTCAGTTCGGTGACATGCAGAACGCCTTGCGGGAACACATGGTCAAGGACCCTCAAGGTGGCTTCAAGATCCGTGACCGCGCCAAGTTCCAATCTGATCCTCGGGTCATGGACATCTGGCGTCTGGGTGACAAGGTGGCCGATGAGACGGTGCTACGCCCTCACAAGCTGAGCAACTCCGACTCCATCGCACAGAACGCCTATGTGAAGCTGGCCATGCAGTTCAAGAACTTCGTGTTTCGTTCCGTCAATGGTCGTCTGATCCGTGGCATCTACAACACCTCTAAGAACTCTCAAGGGATCGATCAGGCGCTACAAGTCAGCTTGTCCCTCGGGATGGCTGCAAGCTTCTATGTGGCGCAACGCTACGTCCAAGCTCAAGGGATGCCTAAAGAGGAACGCCGAGACTTCCTGAAGCGCTCGCTGGATCTCAACATGATTGCCTATGCCGCTGCATCGCGTAGCTCTCACGTTGGTTCGCCTCTGGGTATCGCCAACTTCGCAATGGCCCCTTTGGGGTTCGATGCGGCTGCCGCTGTGCGTACCTCTGTGCTGCCACGGGGCCCTCAGTACTCTGAGCGCAACAAGGCTATCAAGTACTCACCGCTGCGATCCTCAGGCATCCAAGACCCACTCTCGAAGGTGCTCGAACAGATCCCAGGCGCTGGTGTCTTGGGGTCGATCTATCAGATTGGCTCAGGGACCGCTGGTGTCTTCCGTGAGGAAGGCCGCTCCATGGATCAGCAATACAAGGCCAGTCTGTACAACGGCCTTCGCAACCTCATCCCTAACGACCCAGTGTCGCAACGGGCCCTTAACGCAATCATGCAGGAGCAAGGCATGGAGTATGGGAAGCGTGGTCAACCGGCCCGCTAAAACCCCTCACTATTGCGACCCATCTGGCCTCCTCACGGGGGCCTTTCTATTTCATAAGGAGACCAAATGGCCGTTCCTAAAACAGTTAGAACGTATGACCTTGATGGTGCCATTAAGGACTTCACGATCCCCTTCGAGTATCTCGCTCGCAAGTTCGTGGTGGTTACCTTGATTGGCGTGGTCCGTCAGGAGCTTGTACTTAACGTGGACTACAGATTCTCCACGTCCAACACGATCACCACCTTGCGTGGAGCTGCATGGGGTCCTGCTGACAGTTTCGACCTGATCGAGATCCGTCGCTTCACTTCAGCCACTGAGCGTCTGGTGGACTTTGCGGATGGTTCCATTCTCCGCGCCTACGACCTCAACACCTCTCAGGTTCAATCGCTGCACATCGCTGAGGAAGCCCGTGACTTGACCGCTGACACAATCGGCGTGGATAACGATGGCAACCTTGATGCTCGTGCGCGGCGCATTGTGAACGTGGGTGACCCTATCAACGAAGGGGATGCTGTGACCTTGCGCTATGAGCTTGATCATGCTGCCTCCACGCTGGGCAACAAGGTAGCCTCAGAGGCTGCTCGTGATGCCTCTGTGGCCGCAAAGGATCTCTCGGTTACTGCAAGGATCGCCTCTGAGGCTGCTCGTGACTTAGCGAACACCTACAAGGGTAACGCTCTGACTTCAGCGAACGCCTCTGAGGTGTCCAACCTGTCCTCCAAAGACTGGGCCTCGAAGGCTGAAGACTCGGTGGTCTCTGGTGGCCTCTATTCGAGTTACCACTACAGCCGTAAGGCCGAGATTCAGGCCGGTCTTGCGACGACTAATGGTGCCGCTCAGGTAGCTCTGGCGACCACTCAGGCGGGCATTGCGACCACTCAGGCAAACAACTCGGCTAACAGTGCAACTGCGAGTCAGGACTCAAGGTTGGCATCAGAGGCTGCTCGTGACCTCTCCTTGCAGTACTCACAGAACGCTGCCACTGAAGCTGCAAACGCTCAGGGTGTTGGTGTTGAGTTCATCAATGGGTTGATTCCATCTCGCCACGCAACGACCACTACCACGCTGATCTTTAGTGCTGGCAGCGCAATTGTGCCATCTACAGGGAAACTTGTTAGGGTCACATCACCAATCACATTGAACCTCTTGGGGAGTACCGTGGGTGCAACTTGGCACTATGCCTACTTGTATGACTCTGGGGCTGGCGTAGGTGCCATTGAGGTAAGCACTACCGCACCTGCGGCACCATACTCAGGGTTTGCCCGACATAAGACCGGTGATACGTCTCGGCGGTATATTGGGGCATTCATGACTGGATCAAGTGGTAACTTTGGGTTTTGGCACTTCTTGTGGCTTCCGAATTTTGTTATGTATCAGGAGGCTATTAACGCAGTACCTTTCAGGTTTGGACCATATGGTCAAACAACTCCGATAACGAGATCCCTGCTGTCTGTAGTACCGCCGACAACACGGAGCTTCCTGACAAATGTTACAAGCTCAGCTACTACCGCAAGTCAAGTTGATGCTTACTTTAGCACCCCTGAAATACAGCCCAAAATACTTAACTATACAACTGCGGCTGCAAACCTTGGTATAAGAAACCAAGTTGCATCAATCACAGACTCCTCACAAAACATTTCATTCTGGGTTTCACTTACCGGGAGTACTGGAACATTTGATATTTGCGGTTACGGAAACGAACGATAACTAAAGGAGACCCTTAATGATTCAAATCGACTTCAACAACGGCGTGGTTCAAGCGACCCCCGTTGTAGGAGCCGCTGTGACTGACGTGGCAGCTCGCCTGTTCTTGGGGCTGTCACCTTCAGAGTGGTTCTACGCATCCGCCGTTTTGTACTCCCTCGTGATGACTGTAATCGTGGTTTACAAGA